ATGTGGCGCCACATCGCGTCTAACGCGCTGACATTCTTCATCATCCTGCTGTTTCTTGCGGCGGGCGCGATCACATGGGGGGTGAACCAGTATTCCGCGCCCGGCCCACTTGCGCAGGCGATCTGCGTGCGGGTCGAGAGTGGCGAGACGATGCGCGGGGTGAGCGAGGATCTGCTGGCGCAGGGGGCCATCACATCTGGCGCGCTGTTCCGGATGGGGGCGGATTATGCGGAACGGTCCTCGCAGCTCAAGGCGGGGAGCTTTCTGCTGCGCGAGGGGGCGTCGATGCGGGACATCGTCGATGTCGTCACGCGGGGGGGGGCGAGCACCTGCGGCACCGAGATCGTCTATCGCATCGGCATTGCGCGCACGCTGGTGAATGTGCGCCAGCTTGACCCGGTGACAAGCCGGTTTGTGGAAATGGCGCAGTTCGACCCGGCGCAGGAGGAGGCGCCCGCCGCCTACGCCGAAGTCAAGGCGCGGCCCGACACGCGGTTGCGCATCGCGGTGGCCGAAGGGCTGACAAGCTGGCAGGTGGTGGAGGGGCTCAATGCGCTCGACGTGCTCGAAGGCGATGTGACCGACATTCCTGCCGAAGGAACGCTTGCGCCGGACAGCTATGAGGTGACGCAGGGCACGCAGGTGGCGGCCGTGCTGGAGCGGATGACCTCGGCACAGGCGGCGATCCTGGCGGGCGCCTGGGCTGAACGGGTGGAGGGGCTGCCGATCGACACGCCGGAGGAGGCGCTGATCCTCGCCTCGATCATCGAGAAGGAAACCGGCGTGCCGGGCGAGCGCGGGCAGGTGGCGAGCGTGTTCGTCAACCGGCTGCGGCAGGGGATGAAGCTGCAGACCGACCCGACGGTGATCTATGGCGTGACCGAGGGGCGCGGTGTGCTGGGGCGCGGCCTGCGGCAGAGCGAATTGCGCGCGGCGACGCCGTGGAACACCTATGTGATCGACGGGCTGCCGCCGACGCCGATTGCCAATCCGGGGCGGGCAAGCATTCTGGCGGCGCTGAACCCGGATACCACGGATTTTGTGTTCTTTGTGGCCGATGGCACCGGCGGACATGCCTTTGCGAGCAACCTTGACGATCACAACCGCAATGTGGCGCGTTGGCGCGAGATCGAGGCGGAGCAGGCCGCCGCTGCCGCTGCCGCCGCTGCCGCTGCCGCGGCGGAGTGAGATTAGGAATTTCTTAATCGCTGCGTGCGGTTACGGGGCGGTGCTGATGCGTCAAACTTGACTTTGCGCGCGCTCTGCTGTAGGGTTACCCTACGCTAGAAGAAGTGTGAACACGGCCCGGGGGCGACCCTTTGGGCCGTGTTTTCGTTTCGCTCGCCTGTGACGGAGCCCGCATTTTTACAGGCAAAACAAACAAATGGATGACACGACGTATGCCGTCCCCGGCCCAGAGGCAGGGCCAAAAAAGCTGTTTGACGATTGTATGTTGTTGCTCACCAGCGTCAGGAGCACGCTCGCCGACCTCTTGCGCGAGGTGCGGGAGGGTGATGGCAACACCCTGCGCCAACTGGTTCTGACCCAAGCCGAACTTGAAATCGCGCTGCGGCGCGCCATTGAGACGGAGCAAAAATTCAATGTCTGGAATGAAAAGAACGTGGCCACGGGCCAAGCCGCCGGCAAGAGTGGAGCCGGGGGCGGAGCCGGGTCCGGGGGCGGCGAGATCGACCTTGACGCCGTCCGATATGACATCGGGTGCCGCCTGGCTCGCCTGCGCGCCTGTTGCGATACAGACTGAGTTTCTCGAGGGTTTGGGCGCGCAGGAATTGCGCGCCCTTCCCTATCTGTTCGAGTTCTGGGCGCTGCCGCACCAGTTGCCGCCGCAAGGTGACTGGCGGACCTGGGTCATTCTGGGCGGGCGCGGCTCGGGCAAGACGCGGGCCGGGGCAGAATGGGTGCGCGCGATGGTCGAAGGGGCGCGGCCGCAGGACCCCGGCCGCGCGCGGCGGGTGGCACTGGTGGCCGAGACGATCGACCAGGCACGCGAGGTGATGGTCTTTGGCGACAGCGGGATCATGGCCTGTTCGCCCCCCGACCGCCGCCCGGTCTGGATCGCGACGCGGCGGATGCTGCAATGGCCCAATGGGGCGGTGGCGCAGATCTTTTCGGCACATGAGCCCGAGGCGCTGCGCGGGCCGCAATTTGACGCGGCCTGGGTGGATGAGCTGGCCAAGTGGAAAAAGGCGCAGGATGTCTGGGACATGCTGCAATTCGGGCTGCGGCTGGGGGAACACCCGCGCGCGGTCGTCACCACGACGCCGCGCAATCAGGGCACGCTGCGTGATCTTCTGGAGCGCGAGGGAACGGTTGTCACCCATGCGCCGACCCAGGCGAACCGGGCCAATCTGGCGGAGGGGTTCCTCGAAGAGGTGCAGCGGCGCTATGCCGGGACCCGGCTGGGGCGGCAGGAGCTCGACGGCATGGTGCTGGCGGATACCGAGGGCGCGCTCTGGCCTGCGGTGCGGCTGGCGGGCTGTGTGGTCGATGACGTGCCTGCGCTGGATCGGATCGTGGTGGCGGTCGATCCGCCGGTGAGCGGGCACAAGGGGTCGGATGACTGCGGGATCGTGGTGGCGGGCGTGGTGATGCGCGGGGCGCCGCAGGAGTGGAAAGCCTTTGTGCTTGAGGATGCGACGGTGAGCGCGGCCTCGCCGCTCGACTGGGCGCGCGCAGCGATTGGGGCGATGGAGCGGCATGGGGCGGAGCGGCTGGTCGCCGAGGTCAACCAGGGCGGCGCGCTGGTCGAGAGCGTGATCCGGCAGGTGGATCCGCTGGTGCCGCTGCGCGCGGTGCATGCCACGCGCGGCAAGGTGGCGCGGGCGGAGCCTGTGGCGGCGCTTTATGAGCAGGGGCGGGTGTTTCATGTGCGGGGGCTCGCGGCGCTTGAGGCGCAGATGGGGCAGATGGCGCTGCGCGGCTATGAGGGGCGGGGGTCGCCGGACCGGGTGGATGCGCTGGTCTGGGCGCTGCAGGATCTGCTGATCGATCCGGTGGCAAGCTGGCGGCGGCCGCGATTGCGGGTGCTGGGGTCCTGAAGGCGTGCGGGGTGTCGGGTGCGGAGCCTCCGGCGGGAGTATTTGGGGCACAAAGAAGTCGGGGCGGGCGTCGCCTGTCGCCCGGCGCAGCCCTGAACAGGCAAAGCCGGCCGTGCGTTGCGCTGTTGCGGTGGCGGGCGGGGCAGCGCGCGGTGGGGTCGCAGGGTATTAGCTTGTGCCTGTCAAAGTCGCTTTCGTGGACCCGGAGACGGTCAGCGGGATCGAGGAGAGGCGGATGTTTGATTTTCTGAAGCGGCCGGATGCCGGGCGGGCAGCGCCACCGGAAGCCAAGGCCTCGGCTGCGGGGCGGGTGATCGCCTGGCAGGGGGCGGGGCGCGTGGTCTGGAGCCCGCGTGACGTGGTATCGCTGACGCGGGCCGGGTTTCTGGGCAATCCGGTGGGCTTTCGCGCCGTTCGGCTGATCGCGGAGGCGGCCGCGGCGCTGCCGCTGGTGCTGCAGGACCGCGCGCGGCGCTATGAGGCGCATCCGGTGCTCGACCTGCTGGCGCGGCCCAATGGGGCGCAGGGGCGGGCGGAGCTGCTCGAGGCGGTCTATGGGCAGATGCTGCTGACCGGCAACGCCTATGTCGAAGCCGTGGGCGCCGAGGGCCTGCCGCAGGAGCTGCATGTGCTGCGCTCGGACCGGATGTCGGTGGTGCCGGGCCCGGATGGCTGGCCGGTGGCCTATGAATACCATGTCAATGGGCGCAAGCACCGCTTTGCCGTGGGCGAGGGGGTGTCGCCCGTCTGTCATATCAAGAGCTTTCATCCGCAGGATGACCATTACGGATTTTCCGCGTTGCAGGCGGCGGCAAGTGCCATCGACGTGCACAACTCTGCGAGCCGCTGGTCCAAGGCGCTGCTCGACAATGCCGCGCGGCCGTCGGGCGCGATCGTCTACAAGAGCGCGGACGGGCAGGCGGGGCTGAGCCAGGACCAGTATGACCGGCTGGTCAGCGAGATGGAGAGCCAGCATCAGGGCGCGCGCAATGCCGGGCGGCCGATGCTGCTGGAAGGTGGGCTCGACTGGAAGCCGATGGGGTTCAGCCCGTCGGACATGGAGTTCCAGAAAACCAAGGAGAGTGCGGCGCGCGAGATCGCCGTGGCCTTTGGTGTGCCGCCGATGATCCTCGGCATTCCGGGGGACGCGACCTATGCCAACTATCAGGAGGCGAACCGGGCCTTTTACCGGCTCACCGTGGTGCCGCTGGCGGCGCGGGTGGCGAGTGCGATTGCCAACTGGCTGGAGGATTTTACCGGCGAGGAGCTGGACCTGCATCCCGACCTCGACCAGATCCCGGCGCTTGCCGAAGAGCGCGAGGCGCAGTGGCGCCGCATCAGCGCTGCGGCGTTCCTGAGCGACGCGGAGAAGCGCGCGCTTTTGGGGCTGCCGGTGCAGGAGGTGGGCGATGCCGGATGACAAGTCGCGCTATGGCGCGCCTTTTGCCTGCGCGCCGGGAATGCGGATCGAGGCGCAGGAGCGGCTCTCGGCGTTGCAGTTCGCGCAGCTCAACACGCAGCTCGGCAAGATCGAGGTGATGATGGAGCGGTTGGAAAGGCGGCTGTGGCTGACGGTCTATGGCGTGGTGGCGGTGATCCTCGCGCAGGCCTTTCAGTCGATTTTGAACGTGGCACCGTGAGGGGGCGATGATGGAACTGGAACACAAATTCAGCAGGCTGGGCGGCGATGTGACCGTCACCAGCGGCGAGGCCGGCACGGTGATCAGCGGCTATGCCTCGCTCTTTGGCGCGCTGGACCAGGGTGGCGATGTGGTGGCGGCGGGGGCCTATGCGGCGTCTCTTGCGGCACTCAAGGCGCGGGGGGGCACCGTCAAGATGCTGTGGCAGCATGACCCGGCGCAGCCCATCGGCGTCTGGGACGAGGTGCGCGAGGATGCAAAGGGCCTCTGGGTCAAGGGGCGCATCCTGACCGATGTCGCCCGGGGCCGCGAGGCGGTGGCGCTGATTGCGGCGGGGGCGATCGACGGGCTGTCGATCGGCTATCGCACCCGCAAGGCCACCAAGGAGGCCAGGGGCGGGCGCCTGCTGGCAGAGCTGGAGCTGTGGGAGGTGTCGCTTGTCACATTCCCCATGCTTCCCGAGGCGCGTGTGGCGGCCAAGGGGGACGACCCCGAAGCGGCGATGCTGCGTGAACTGGCAGCGGTGTTTCACGACGCGCGCGGCCTGCTGGTCTCGGATTAGAGCCGGCGATCAACCCTAGGACATGAGGACCAAATCATGAGCGAACCCGAGACCAAGGCTCGGGCCGGGGAGGGCTTGTCCCCGGCGGAGGAGCTGAAGACCGCAGTTGCGGTGTTCATGCACGATTTCAAGCACTTCACGACCGACATTCACGCCAAGTTGCAACATCAGGAAGAACGGATGACCAAGATGGACCGCAAGACCATGTTCGCGGGCAAGCGCCCGTCGCTCGCTGCCACCGCCGAGATCGAGGCCCCGCATCAGAAGGCGTTTGACGCCTATCTGCGCTCGGGTGACGACGACGGGCTGCGCGGGCTCGAGATCGAAGGCAAGGCGATGAGCACGGCCGTGGCGGCCGATGGCGGCTACCTCGTCGCGCCGCAGATGGCCGACACGATCAAGACCGTGCTGCAAGGCGCCGCATCGATCCGCGCCATCGCCAATGTCGTCAATGTCGAGGCGACGTCCTATGACGTGCTGATCGACCGGGCCGATATCGGCGCGGGCTGGGCCACCGAGACCGCCGCCACGACCGAAACGGCGACCGGCGTGATCGAGCGCATCACCATCCCGCTGCACGAGCTCTCCGCGCTGCCCAAGGCGTCGCAGCGGCTGCTCGACGACACGGCCTTTGACCTCGAGACCTGGCTTGCCGGTCGCATCGCCGAGAAGTTCAACCGCGCCGAGGCGGCCGCCTATGTCAGCGGCAATGGCGTGGACAAGCCGCGCGGTTTCCTCGACTACACCAAGGTTGCCAACACCGCCTGGACCTGGGGCAATATCGGCTACATCCCCTCGGGTGCCGCGGCCACCATCACCAACACCGATCCGCTGGTCGATCTGGTCTATGCGCTGGGCGCGCAATACCGCGCGGGTGCGAGCTTTGTGATGAACTCCAAGACCACGGCGATCATCCGCAAGCTCAAGGATGTGGATGGCCGCTACCTGTGGTCGGACGGTTTCACCAACGGCGAGCCCGCGCGTCTGCTGGGCTATCCGGTGCTGGTTGCCGAGGACATGCCTGACATCGCGGCCAATGCCTTTCCGGTCGCCTTTGGCAACTTTGCTGCCGGCTACACCATTGCGGAGCGTCCCGACCTGCGGGTGCTGCGTGACCCGTTCTCGGCCAAGCCGCATGTGCTGTTCTACGCGACCAAGCGCGTGGGCGGGGCGGTGAGCGATTTCGCCGCGATCAAGGCCCTGCGCATCGCGACCAGCTAAGGCGGGTCGTGAGAGGGTGTCGTCGGTCAAACGGCGGCGCCCGCCCGGACGCGCATGACGACCACGCATTGTCTAGCTGCTCCCTTCCGTCCGAGCAATGCGGGGGTGCGCGTCCGGCCTGACGGAAACAGAAGCGGAAATCGGAGTAATTCCATGATGTTGGTCGAAGAGACGACGGTGCCGCAAGCGGCTGTTCCCGTCGCGCAATTCAAGGAACATCTGCGGCTGGGCACGGGGTTCTCCGATGACGGCTTGCAGGATGTGGTGCTGGAAGGGTTCCTGCGTGCCGCCATGGCCGCAATCGAGGGGCGCATCGGCAAGATCCTGATCGAGCGCGCGTTCTCATGGTCGCTGACGGCCTGGCGCGAGACGGACCGGCAGGCGCTGCCGGTGGCGCCGGTCAGCGCGATCACGGAGGTCGTGCTGGTCGATAGCGCGGCGGGCGAGACGGTGCTGCCGCCGGCCAGCTACCGGCTGGTGCCCGACATGCAGCGGCCGGTGCTGCTGGCGCTGGGCGGCGCGCTGCCCTCGGTGCCCTATTATGGCGCGGTGCGGATCGGGTTTCTGGCGGGTTTTGGCCCTGAATGGTCGGACCTGCCTGCGGATCTTGCGCAGGCGGTGATGATGCTGGCTGCCCATTACTACGAATATCGCAGCGACACGGCGCTGGGCGCGGGCTGCATGCCCTTTGGCGTGACGGCGCTGATCGAGCGCTACCGCACCGTGCGCCTGTTCGCGGGGGGCCGGTGATGGCGCGGCCGAATCTGACGCGCAGCCTGCTGCTCGAGGCGCCGACGCGGGTGCCGGATGGCGCGGGCGGCTACAGCGAAGGCTGGGTGCCGCTTGGCCGGCATTGGGCCGAGGTGCTGGCGGGCGCGGGGTCCGAGGCGGCAGGTGTCGCCACGGTGCTGTCGCGGGTGCGCTACCGCATCACGGTGCGCGCGGCGCAGGTGGGGTCAACCGCGCGGCCGGTGGCGGACCAGCGCTTTCGCGACGGCACCCGCATCTTTCGCATCCTCAGCGTGGCCGAGCGCGACCCCGGCGGCCGCTATCTGGTCTGCCTGAGCGAAGAGGAGACGGCGACATGAGCTATGGCGTGGCATCCGCCCTGCAGACGGCGGTCTATCAGCGGCTGAGCGGCAATGCGGCGCTGACAGCGCTGGTCGGGGGCGACATCTATGACGCGCTGCCCGCCGGGCCGCTGCCCGCGCTTTATGTGGCGCTGGGGCCCGAGGTGGCGCGCGACAGGTCCGACAAGACCGGGCACGGCGCCGAGCACGAGTTCACCGTTTCGGTGGTGACCGACACGGCGGGATTTGCCACCGCCAAGACGGCCGCGGCGGCCGTGTCGGATGCGCTGGTCGATGCGCCGTTGATCCTGACGCGCGGGCATCTGGTGGCGCTCAACTTTTACCGCGCGGCGGCGGCGCGGGTCGGCACCGGTGATGTGCGCCGGATCGACCTGATCTTTCGGGCGCGGGTCGAGGACGACTGAGGCGCCGCGGCGGCGCAGGATTTTCACAGCAATCACGGAGGCTTCGCCATGGCGGCCCAGAACGGAAAAGACCTTTTGATCAAGATCGACATGACCGGCGACGGGCTGTTCGAGACGGCAGCGGGCCTGCGCGCGACGCGCATCAGCTTCAACGCCGAAAGCGTCGATGTCACCAGCCTCGAGAGCCAGGGCGGCTGGCGCGAGCTGCTGGCGGGCGCCGGGGTGAAGGCCGCGACGATCTCGGGCTCGGGTGTGTTCAAGGATGCGACCACGGATGAGCGGGCGCGGCAGATATTCTTTGACGGCGAGACGCCCAATTTCCAGGTCATCATCCCCGCTTTCGGCGTGGTGGAGGGGCGGTTCCAGATCACCTCGATCGAATATGCCGGGTCTTACAACGGCGAGGCAACCTATGAGTTGAGCCTCGCGTCGGCCGGGGTGCTGGCCTTTGTGCCGGATGCGCCGTGATGGTGAACCCGCATGCGGGCGAGGTGGCGCTGGTGATCGAAGGGCAGCGCCATGTCTGCAAGCTCACGCTGGGCGCATTGGCCGAGCTTGAGGCGAGCCTCGGCGCGGGAACGCTCGTGGACCTTGTGGAGCGCTTCGAGGGCGGGGCGTTCTCCAGCCGCGACGTGCTGGCGCTGGTCGTGGCGGGGTTGCGCGGCGGCGGCTGGCGCGGCACGGCGGACGATCTGCTGAGCGCCGATGTCGCCGGCGGTCCGGTGGGGGCTGCGCGGGTGGCGGCAGAGCTGCTCGCGCGCGCCTTTGCGGGGCCGGCATGACCGGCGCCACGATGACCGAGGGTGGGCGCGGCTTTGACTGGGGGGGGCTGATGCGCGCGGGCCTTCATGGCCTGCGGCTGACGCCCGCGCAGTTCTGGGCGCTCACCCCCGCCGAACTGCTGATGATGCTGGGGGTCGATGCGGCCTCGGCCCCCATGGCGCGGGCGCGGCTCGAGGCGTTGAGCCGCGCCTATCCGGACCGGCCAAAAGGCCAGCAAGAGGAGAGATGCGATGAATGAGATCGACAGGCTGGGCGGCCTTGGCGAACAGATCGGCGGGCTCGAGCGGGACATGGGCGACGCGACGGCCGTCACCGCGACCTTTGCGGCCGAATTGCGGGGGATGCGCGGCACCCTGGGCGACACGGCGCGCGACCTCTCGAACCTCGAACGCGGCTTTTCCGGCGGGCTCAAGCGCGCCTTTGACGGGCTGGTGTTCGACGGGATGAAACTGTCGGACGCTCTGGGCTCGGTCGCCCGCGCGATGGTCAACACGACCTACAATGCGGCGCTCAAGCCCGTGACCGACCATTTTGGCGGGCTTCTTGCCGATGGTGTCAATTCTTTGGTGACGGGGATGCTGCCCTTCAAGGATGGCGCGCCGTTCAGCCAGGGCCGGGTGATGCCCTTTGCCATGGGCGGGGTGGTGAGCGGGCCGATGGCATTTCCGATGCGCGGC